ACTTCAATATAAAATTTAATCCTCTCTTTTTAATTCACGACGCTTTAATAATTGACGCGTCTCCAGAAATGATCGAAAAATTAGAACCTGAGAGCGATATTAATGTTTTTATAGACGCTTTGGGCAATTTTCCACTTTCGTTGGAATACCTATCCGAAAAGTGATATTTATATCAAAGGTGTTGAAAATGAGAGAAGCTCAACTTAGAAAATATATTCAGAAAATTATAAAAGAGCAAGCTAAAAAAGAACCTCAAGAAACTGAGAAGCTTAAAGGTGGTAGATACAAGAAGGAAATTGAATCCTTGAAACTTGTTCCCCCTGGCGAACTAATGAAACGCTTAAAAGCAAAGAAAGCATCGGGTGATTCGACCGGACAAAAGCTTGCTTCTTTTCTTGGTTCCGCTGCTGGTGGCGTAGAAGAAATGAGGCTAGTTTATGGTAAACCCATAAGAAAAGAAGACAAGGCCGGGCACCAGGGAGTATCAATCCCGCTCAATTCTATCAAGGGCGGAGCTGGAACAATTCCGCCAAGAGACGGAAGAAGATATATACAGCATACAGTAACTGCGGGTTTAGAATCTGGATATTTACCGCTCCCTAAAAAAGAAGTCCAAATAGAGATTTTTGGTAAGGGAGTTTTGGTATATGTGGCTAAAAAGAAATATTCGTGGGGCAAAGGAGAAAAGAAAAAAGAAGAAAAACCAAAAGATGAATCTCATCACGGAGTAGATGAAGAGCTTTTGGGTGAGCCAGATCTTTCGCAAGAAGATGAAAGGCAGGACGATGAAACAAAAGACGAATATAGTGTTTCAGCTAACGTAGCCGGAGTTGTAACGCCTCTTGGGACTGGACCTGACGGCGGAAAAGGAAAAAAGAAGAAAAATTCTCCAAGAAAAAGAGCGATAGACGCTAATAAAAGAGCTTTCGGAGGCGGAGAGATATACAAGCCCGCAAAGAAAAATAAATAAATCGCTCTCGAAATCTTATATCTAATAATATAAGGTTCCAACATGAAAAAAACGAAACCACAATTCAACGTGGGCGATTTGATAGCAGTCTTTGGTGGAGAGATAAAACAAGAGACAGAAAGTGCCGACAAAGTTTATTTCTGTGAAATAATATCAGTCGGCCAAAGTGATCTAATGGTAGAAGAAAAGTCTGATTCTTATTCCGTTAGAAAGCTTTTTTATATAGTCCCTAAAGATATATGCGTTAAGATCGAAATTGATCCGACCGTTGTGGTCAAAGCGCGATGCTTGGAACCGAAGATTGGAGATTTAGTCCTTTCTTATATAAGAGAAGCGTTCAAAAAAGAAGAACCTGTTGAAATAACTGGAATATTGTATAAAATAGTTTATAAGTTCGGCCGGCCATCAAAAGCAACAATAATTCATGACAATGAAATGAAAGAAGTACCCTTTTCAAGTTTAATGGTTTTGCAAAGAAATTAAATTGAACAATTCACTATAAAGTTATAGATTTATTATGTGGTTATCTACCACACTTCAAACTAAAAATCTGCACATTTAAACATTTAAGGAGTTAAAAATGGCAATCGATCTAGATGCAATCCGCAAGAAGCTAAATCAGCTTTCTGGCAACAATTCAAAGCGTAATTCGATGTGGCGTCCCCAAGAGGGAGAAGATCACACAGTTCGAATTCTAGCTTTTTCTGATAACGACGGACAACCCTTTAAGGAGCGTTGGTTCTATTATAATATTGGCAACAATCCAGGCCTCCTTGCGCCTCACCAGTTTGGTCAACCAGATCCTATTCAAGATCTGATCAACACTCTTAGGAATGATGGAACTAAGGAGTCTTATGAGCTAGCTAAGAAGCTTTATCCAAAAATGCGAGCTTACGCTCCAGTGATTGTTCGAGGAGAAGAATCGCAAGGAGTTCGTCTCTGGTCTTTTGGAAAGACGGTGTATCAGTCACTTCTCAACTTGATGCTTGATGATGAAGTGGGCGATATTACAGATCCAACAACCGGCCGCGACATTAAAGTAACTTGCACGAAACCCCCCGGCCGGATGTGGGCCACGACTGAAGTTCGTCCTCGTATGAGTACTTCGGATCTAGCAGAGAGCGCAAAGCAAGCTAAGCAGTGGCTCTCAGAAATTCCAGATTTGGATGATTTGTACCAATGCAAAACTTATGAAGAGTTGGAAACTATTGTTAACGCATGGCTCAACGGAGATACTGAAGAAAATTCTAACGACTATGGCTCCACTCGTGGAGGAAACACGACAACTCAGCCGAAAACGCCTCAAACAACCGAGGCAGATAATTCTAAAATGGCTGAGAAGTATGCAAGTCTCGATGACGCTTTCGCTGATATCGAAAAAGATTTCTAAGATATAGATTAAAGCATCATCTTAATTTCGGGGCGCCGGCTTTCTTTAAAAGAGTTTAGCCGGCGCCTTTTTTGATGAACATCGAAGACTCTTTTTTTATATTACAATAGGAGAATTAATTTATGGCAAAAAAGAAAAAAGAAAAAACTCAAGCTGATGATTTTACTAGCGATTTAATAAAGCAGCTCAACAAGGAACACGGCTCTAAAGTTGCCTACAATTTAGAAAATGATGAATCTCCTACGCATATCAAACGCTGGATAAGCACGGGCTGCAAACAACTAGACTATATTGTTTCTAATCGTCCGAATGGTGGATTGCCAGAGGGAAGAATTATTGAAATATTCGGTCCTCCATCTATTGGGAAATCTCACATTGCTATTCAAATTGCACGCACAACTCAAAAAATGGGAGGAATTGTAGTTTATATCGATACTGAAAATGCCACCTCAGTTGAAAACTTGGGCAATTTAGGCGTTAACATTTCTAAACGTTTTGTGTACGTCGACACTCATTGCACCGAAGAAGTGTTATCAATAGCAGAGTCAACGATTCTAAAAGCAAGAGCGATGGAGAAGGATGTCCCAATTACTATTATTTGGGATTCTGTAGCGGCTTCTTCTCCGAAGGCTGAACTAAATGGTACTTATGAGCAAAACTCTATCGGACTTCAGGCGAGAGCTATTTCCAAAGGAATGCGTAAAATAACTGGCGTCATCGGTCAAACGAATGCTTTGTTCGTGATTCTTAATCAAATTAGAACTAAGATTGGCGTAATGTATGGAGATCCAACTACGACCCCTGGCGGGAAAGCAATTCCATTCCACTCTTCTGTTAGAATTAAGCTTGGAGCTGGCCAGCAGATCCAAAACAAAGACAAAGAAGTCATTGGTATCAACGTGTCTGCAAAGACTATCAAGAATAAAGTTGCGCCACCATTTCGGACTGCTAATTTTGAGATACATTTTGGCAAAGGTGTATATGAACACGAGCAAGTCTTTGATTTATTGAGAAAGCATGGTCCAGAAATCGTAGATGGAAACGAAATTAACATATCTGGTACAGGAGCTTGGAAAAATCTCGCAGTCGTAAATGTAGAAACGGGTGAAATTTTAGTAGAGAAGAAATTTTATAAAGCTGACTTTGGAGAAGTTTGGAAAAACCCTGAATATGAGCCGTATATTGAGAAGCTGCTTAATTGTTGTTTAGTAAAAACTTTAAAAGATCCCGAAAGCATGGATTTAGACATTGAATCATTTGAAGAAGTAAGATCTCTAGCAATGGAAGCAGATTTGTTATTAGAGTCTAATGAATAAAAAAGAAAGACCAATAGTTTTTATCGATGCTTTGAATTTTTTTATGCGTCATTTCACAGTAAACCCTTCAGTTGGTGTGAATGGCCAGCATGTAGGCGGAGCTTTAGGGTTCTTAAGGGGCTTGGGATATTTAGCCGATTTATTAAACCCAGAGTGTGTATATGTGGTCTGGGAAGGGGGCGGCTCGCCTCGAAGAAGAAACATATTTCCCGAATACAAGAAAAACAAACGACCAGTAAAGCTTAATAGGTTTTACGAGGGAGATATTCCAAACACGATAGAAAATCGAAACTATCAAGTTAATCTTATAGTCAACCTTTTAAAAAGGTCAGGCATAAAACAAATATACACCTCGGATTGCGAAGCAGATGATGTTATAGGCTACGTTTGCAAAAGAGAATTTAAAGAAAACCAAAAAGTGATAGTTTCGTCAGACAAAGATTATTATCAACTTTTAGAAGATGAAAAAATAAGAGTCTGGTCTCCAGGCCAGAAAGATTTCGTAACTTCTGAAAAAATTTTAAAAAAATTTGGTGTCACTGCTGCCAATTATTGCCTATGTCGATGCTTTACTGGCGATGGTTCTGACGGCATTCCGGGAATAAAAGGTGTTGGTTTTCGATCATTAGTGAAACGATTTCCAGATTTAGCTTCTTCTGGATCGATGAATGTAGAAGAAATAGTTAGTTTAAGTAGATCCAAAGCGGTGAACAGCAAACTTCAGATCTATCAAAATATCATCAAAGATGATGAAATAGTCAGGAGAAATTGGAAATTGATGTACTTAGATACTTCCAATCTCTCGTTTAACCAAATACAAAAAATAAAAAGTCAACTGGAATCCGAGATTCCAAAAATGAATAAAATGGATTTTATGAGGATTATTCTAAGAGAAGGAATTCAAGATTTCGATGTAGAAAAATTCTTCATGAGCATGAAAGCAATGAGCTATTAGGAGTAATTGTGCTATCAGAAAATTATGACGTGTCTCCCAGCTCGGGAGTTTCATATTTCTCTAAATATGGAAAGCATTTTCAAGAAAAAATATTTCAGGGTCTATTGACAGACCATCGATGGGCTGCCCAAATAATGGAGGTAATGCATCCTGATTTTTTTGAACTTAAATACTTGACATATCTTTCAGAAAAATACTTTTCTTATTTTGAAAAATATAATACGTTTCCCACTCCACAGTTGTTGATCTCTATAGTAAAGGAAGATTTATCTGATACTGGCGACATTCTTCTTAAAGAGCAAGTTGTAGAATTTCTTCATAGGCTCAAATCAAATCCAGATTTGGGAGACCAAAGCTATGTCAAAGACAAGGCTTTAGATTTCTGCAAATGCCAAGTTTTCAAAGAAGCTTTAGACAAGGCTGTAGATCTTATTTCTACTGAAAAATTTGATTCTGTTGTCGGGCTCATGAAAGAAGCAGTTTCTGTTGGTATGCCAAGTAGTTTGGGTCACGATTTTTTCGAAGATATGGACTCTAGATTTGTTAAGAATACTAGAATCGTAATCCCTACGGGTCTTGCTAGATTAGATGCACACGACATTTTGCGCGGAGGCCTTGGCAGGGGAGAAATTGGCGTCATAACCGCAAATACTGGCGTGGGAAAATCTCATTGGCTTGTGGAGATGGGCGCTAATGCAATGCGTGCTGGCAAAAATGTTGTTCATTACACTTTCGAGCTTTCTGAAGAAGCCGTTGGCCTCAGGTATGATTCAAATCTTTGTGATATTGCAAATAATGATATCGTAAATCACAAAGAGAGCGTAGTTGATCACTATAAAGACAACGAGATGGGTAAATTAATAATCAAAGAGTACCCAACAGGGTCAGCTAGCGTTTTAACTTTAAAGAACCATTTAGACAAATTACTTTTGAAAAATTTCAAGCCGCACATTATCATTGTAGATTATGCTGATATTATGAGATCAACAAGGTCTTTTGATTCTTTGAGGCATGAATTGAAATTAGTTTACGAAGAATTAAGAAATTTAGCTATGGAACTTAGCATTCCAGTGTGGACGGCATCTCAAGCTAATAGAGATTCAGCAAATTCTGATATTGTCGGACTCGAAAATATGTCAGAAGCTTATGGCAAGGCAATGGTTGCTGATTTGGTGGTTTCTATATCGAGAAAAGCTACTGAAAAAGCTTCTGGAAAAGGTAGACTTTTTATTGCAAAAAATCGAGCTGGGCGAGACGGCCTTCTTTTTCCACTCTCAATCGACACCGCGAAATCTAAATTCGAGATTTTAGATGAAAATCACCTTACACTAAACGAAGCAGTAAAACAAGATAATAATGAAATGAAAGATCAGCTTCGCCTTCGATGGCAAGAAGTGAGAGGAATACAGAGAAATGGCTAAAATCTATCAAAAGGAAGAGGTAATAAAAGAAACTAATCTATATTTTGGTGGAGATGAATTAGCAACTAGCGCTATAGTAAACAAATACTTGCTTAGAGACGCTGAGGGAAATTGGTTAGAAAAAAATCCAGACCAAATGCATAAAAGGTTATCTAAAGAGTTTGCTAGAATAGAAAAAAAGTATAACGGATCTAGAGCTCTTGACGAAAATCAAATTTATGATTTGTTAAAGAATTTCAAGCAAATTATTCCCCAGGGTTCTCCCATGTTCGGGATTGGAAATGATTATGCCATCGCAAGTCTTTCAAATTGTGTAGTTGTTGATTCGCCAGCAGATGATATAAGTTCTATTTTAAATCGGGGTAAAGATTTAGCGAATTTGTTTAAAAGAAGGTGCGGGGTTGGAATTGATATATCGACGCTCCGGCCAGAAGGGACTTTTGTTTCAAATTCTGCAAGAACAACAACTGGTGCTTGGAGCTTTGCAGATTTTTATAGTTACGTTTGTCGTATGATAGGTCAAAATGGCCGCCGCGGTGCTTTGATGATCACTCTCGACGTTCGTCATCCCGACATCGAAAATTTTGTAACTATGAAGCATGATCTCAAGAAAGTTACTGGCGCTAATGTTTCTGTAAAAATAAACGATGAATTCATGAGAGCTGTGGAAAATAAACAGCCATTTACTCTGCAGTTTCCAATAGACTCAGATAATCCAACTATAGTTAAAGAAATAGACGCGCAATCTTTATGGAGCGTTATTATAGATAGCGCTACGAAAACAGCAGAGCCCGGATTGATGATGTGGGATAATATCCTCGAAGATCTCCCGGCAGAATCTTATAGTAGCGATGGATTTAAAACGATTACCACGAACCCTTGCGGAGAAATTCCTTTAAGCGCTTACGATTCTTGCAGATTAATAGCCATTAATTTAACTAGTTTCGTAAACAATCCATTTGAAGCGAGCGCCGCTTTTGATTTTGAAAAATTCAAAATGATCTCAAGATACGCGATGAGATTAAGCGATGATCTTATTGATTTAGAAGCAGAAAAATTAAAAACTATATTGGAAAAAGTAGATACGGAAGATGAAAAAATTTTATGGACAAAACTTTTAAAAGCTTGCTTAAACGGTAGGAGAACCGGTTTAGGAACTCTTGGTTTGGGTGATGTATTAGCCTCTCTTGGTTTGGTTTATGGTTCTGAAGAATCTATTTTTCTTATAGAAAAGATATACGAAAGCTTAAAAATATCAGCTTATACAGAAAGCGTTATTCTTTCTGAAGAAAGGGGCCCTTTTAAAGTTTGGGATTGGGAAAAAGAAAAAGACAACTCTTTTATTAAGCGGCTCCCTGAAAGTCTCAAGTCTGCTATTAAAAAACACGGCCGCCGAAACATAGCTTGTTTAACAAACGCCCCTACTGGCACGTGTTCAATTGCAGCTCAAACTTCAAGCGGAATTGAGCCTATTTTTAGGTTAAGCTACACAAGAAGAAAAAAAATAAATCCAGACGAAAATGAAAAACCAGATTTCGTTGATAGCCTTGGAGATAAATGGAAAGAGTTTGAAATATATCATCATTCCGTAAAACAATACATGGAGATTAACAAAAAAAATAAAGATAATCTTCCAAACTATTTTATTACTTCTGAAGAAATTGACTGGTCTAAAAGAATCGAAGTTCAAGCTGCCATCCAGCGCCACATCGATCACTCCATAAGCAGTACTATTAATTTACCCGCCAACACTAAACCAGAAGTTGTCGACACCCTTTACAGAAAAGCTTGGAAGCATGGTTTGAAAGGGGTGACAGTTTACGTTGACGGATCTAGAGCTGGAGTGCTAATCACTAAAAAAGAAAAGAAGTCCAAACTACAGTACCACTCTGCTCCAAAAAGAGAAGAAATGTTGAGTTGTGAGATACATAGAGCTTCTATAACAGGAGATGATTGGACTATTTTAGTTGGGTTGTACGATGGAAAGCCATACGAAATTTTCGGAGGTCTTTCAGAATATGTAGAGATCCCTAGAAAGCATACTAGCGGAAAAATTAGAAAAAGGTCTAGAAAAACAGTAGAATCAAAATATGATCTAATTTTAGGTGAAGGAGAAGACGAATTAACTATAAAAGATGTAGTAAGCGTTTTTAGAAACCCTAACCATACAGCTTTTACAAGGACTATTTCACTGTCGATGCGCCACGGAGTGCCAGTCCAGTATTTAGTAGAGCAGCTTCAAAAAGATAAAGAAGCTGATTTATTTTCTTTCAGTAAAGTTATAGCTAGAGTGCTAAAAAAATATATTAAAGACGGAACAAAAGTAAGCAACGGAATCATAGATTGTAATTGTGAAAATAGAGAGCATTCTAAAGTGGTGTATCAAGAAGGGTGCGCTACTTGTCTGACTTGCGGACATGCTAAGTGTGGATAAATCTGTAACGGATAAAATTTATAAAAGTAGAGAAGAGAAATGAAGTGGATTACGAAAATATCTCCATTAGTTAAAGAATTTGAATTGAGAAAAAACCCGATTATTATTCGAGTAAATAAGTTCGATGAAGAAGCAGCTAAAAAGTTTAGTCAGGAAGTAGCGCAAGCTCATAACACTGGCCAAAAAGTTATTCCAGTAGTAATAGATTCTTACGGAGGGCAAGTATATAGTTTAATGTCTATGATTAGCGCTATTAAAAACTCTGAGCTTCCTGTAGCCACAATAGTTGAGGGCAAGGCTATGTCGTGCGGTGCTATATTGTTTTCTTTCGGTACAGCCGGCTATAGGTTTATGGATGCTGATGCAACAGTAATGATTCATGACGTTTCTTCTATGGATATGGGTAAGGTTGAAGAATTAAAAGCTGGAGCAATGGAAGCAGATCGATTAAATCAAATTGTGTATAAAATGATGGCACAAAACTGTGGTAAAAAAGACGATTATTTCATGAAGCTTGTAGACAAGAAAAAGCACGCCGATTGGTTCTTAGACGCTAATGAAGCTAAAAAGCACGGGCTAGCAAATCACGTCAGAGTTCCGGTTTTACACGTTAAAGTAAATGTAGACTTAGATTTTGAGTAGATAGGAGCTACAAAATGGCTATAGACAAAGTTTTTTATAACAAGAGCTCAGCAGATTCTTTGGGTTGGAAACCAGATTGGTTCAACGCGAAATATCATGATGAAGATCTAGTTAAAGCAATTCGAGCTTGGCAAAAAGAAAGGGGCTTAACAGCCGACGGGCTTTGTGGACCAGCGACGTATAGAAGAATCTGGACAGAAAGAGACGCTGAAATAGGAAACTATATACCTTATCATCATAAAGCAAAAGATCGTAATTTTATCATTCACAACAGTAAGCCAATCCACATAGAGTGGGATAAAGTCGTGTTATGGTCTGATGAGGGTGGATTAAAAATGAAGCCAGGTACATATTACGATTATGGTGGCAAACCAGATAGAAATCCCTCACATTTCGTGAATCATTGGGATGTATGCCTTTCTTCTGAGTCGTGCGTAAAAGTTCTTAACAAAAGAGGGGTTTCCGTACATTTTTGCATTGATAACGATGGAACAATATACCAAATTTTGGACACTCAACACGGAGCTTGGCACGCTGGAAACGTTTATGGAAACAAACAAGGGATTGGCGTAGAGATAAGCAATGCTTATTACACAAAATACCAAAACTGGTATGTTAAAAATGGATTCGGAGAAAGACCAATTCAAGAACACGGTTACGTACACGGCAGAACTCTAGACCCGTTCACCGATTTTTATCCAGTTCAACTCGAAGCGCTTAAAGCTCTGTGGAAAGCTGTTCACCTTGGACTTGGTGTTCCTCTAGAATATCCAAAAAATTCTGATGGATATATTGAAACTGGGGTCCACAAAGATGTTTCAAAGGGTAAGTTCGCTGGTTTTTGTAATCATTATAATTTTACTAGAAACAAAATAGACTGCGCTGGCTTAGACCTTCCCTCTCTTCTTCAAGATGTTATAAATTCTCCAAAGTATTGTTTGGACGACTAAAATGGCAAACATAAAAAATCGCTGGAGAACGATGAGTTTAGTTTCTACGCATCTGTGTAAAACTAGCGACGTTGGATTTCATGGAAATCTTTTTGGAGGTAAGCTTTTAGCTTGGCTCGACGAAGCAGGAGCTGCTTTATCGGCTGAGTTTACAGAGACGGGAAAAATTGTTACGAAACATATTTCAGAAGTAAACTTTCAAAGCCCTGTCAGGCCAGGCCAGCTTATTAAGATTTATGGAAAGATTTTAAAAGTTGGAAAAACGTCTTTGACGATAGAAGTAGAAGCTAGGAGACACAGTATTTATAACGGAACGCAAAAACCAGTTTGTAAATGTCAGATGGTTTTTGTTAGAATCGATGGTGATGGAGAGGCTGTGCCTATCCCTCCCCATATTCACCAAAAATTCGCTCGGCCCATTGAAAGAGGAAATAAAGATGGAAAATAAATCAATAGAGCTTTATGGAGACGGCATTGGCTCTGTAGATTATGTCGACCACATGGGTTCCGATCTTACTATTGTCAACAGCGCTCGCGTATCATTTGGCAAGCAAAAAATGACAATGGATAAAAGAGATGAAAAACTTATTAAGTACCTTATGGAACACAAGCACACCTCAACGATGGAACACAATATTGTTACGTTTCGTTTTACTGTTCCTCTTTACGTTAGGTCTCAGCATCATCGTCATAGAACTTGGTCCTATAATGAGATCTCTCGCAGATACACGGATGTAGATATTAGATTTTATGAACCAAAATCTTTTAGAACTCAGCATGAATCAAATCGACAAGCGTCTAATACAAAAGAATTAATCAATCCAGAGTTAAATTTGGGCGGCGGCAAATATAAGATGACAGCTGCGGAGGCATCAGTCGGACTTCGAAATACTTCACTAGAACTTTTTAATTTATTGATTGAATCTGGTGTTTGCCGAGAACAAGCCAGAGGAATACTCCCGCAAAACATGTACACAGAATACTATGGTACTGTCGATCTAAATAATTTGCTTAAATTTGTTGAGCTTAGAACGCATGATGGTGCTCAGTGGGAAATTCAAAAAGTCGCTGAAGCTTGTTTAGATATTGCTGAAACTCTGTGGCCAATTACTATTAATTGTTACAGAGAAACTAGGGGCAAAACTCATGAATGAAAATGACAGATCTACCCTTAATGACAAGCAAATGCTTTTCACGCTTATTACAGCTTTGGTTAAGCGTGAGGGTGGAGAAATACGAATTTCTGAAGAAGAGATGGATTCCGTTATAAAACAAGACATCATGATGATGTATTATGATAAAAAATTAGCTGAAATAATTTTAACAGTAAAGCTTTTGGGGTCTGAAATATCTGGAGAACAATGATTAAATCTTCTATACTTATAGAAGTGGTGAAGAGATGTTTTTTCTAAAAATTTGGAATTTTTTAAAAATAAAATTTAAAAAAAAAGATCCTATTGCTGATGAGCTCCCAGAAACCATAATTTATTTTAATGAGTACTCGCATTATAGACTAAAGTTTAATGCTGATAAAAACATGTATCAAAAAGTTCTCGAATATCAAGAAGAGAACATAGATTAATAGAAGAACGTATTATATTTATAGACGTTAACCCAGTGAGCGTTTATGTCTAGTTCTAATAAGTGCATTGAAGTCTCTGAATCGATATTAAAGTTAAGAACTTTAAGAGAAAAGCTCTGTAAAAATGACGATGAATGGAAAAAAGCTTTTGAAGTAAGAGACTATGTTATAAGTGGATTGCAAGAACTTCAAGACATGCTTGACGATGAAACAACAGCTAAAAAAGATTGTTCTTTAAAATTGAGAGAAATATTACATTACTTCAAGGAAAACAACAATGTCTGATCAAGATGGCTGGAGCGAATATTCTCGTTTAGTTCTTAAAGAGCTTGAAACCTTAGCGTCAAGCATACAATCTTTAAATTCTGAAATTCAAGAGCTCAAACAAGAGATTGCTAGAATGAGAGAACGCGAAGACCGAGTTGACGAGCTTCGAGCGTGGAAAGAAAAAGTCGATGAAGTTGCTTCCCCATCTCAATTACAAACTGTACTCAAAGAAGTAGATGATCTCAAACAGTTTAAAACGAAAGCAGTTACAATCTTTGCGGTTGTGCAGTTTGGCATGGCGTTTTTCGCTTGGGCAATGAAATTTATGTAAAGATTATTTGATTGTGTTATAATCAAATAATGACGAATGAAGAATTCCAGCGCTTACTTGGAAAAGGTTTATGGTGGGACCAAGTAATTAATCCAAAGACAAGATCGTGCTACGATGATCTTAAAAATCTGCCGAATGTATTTGAGTGTTTCTGCCAGGCTCATCCCCTTCCAATACGCCCAGCTTTACCATATTACGATGGCGATAAAAAAATCACAACTTTGCTAGCAGGAATTCCAAGATCGGGAAACACTGTTACCTGGCAGATTTTAAACTCTTTAACCGATGGCCATGTTGTTAGAACCCACGGGTTTGCGGATAGCTGCCCTCTTTTATATGATTTTAGCGAAATTATTATAACTGTTAGGCACCCTTATGATGTAGCACATTCTATGAAAAGGCTGGGGTGGTATTCTAAAGAAAAAAATAAAGAAATTTGGAGCGATTTAAAAAACTTTACAAAGGTCAGTCAGTTTCAAAACTTAGGTTATCGCGCTGATTTAAAAATAACGTATTTAAAATACGAAGAAGTCTGGAATAAGCCAGAGCAAAGAATAAGATATTTGAGCGACTTTTTAAATAAAAAACTGACAAATCAAGAGTTCAAAAATGTTCTTTACGATACATCGATAGAAAAAAATATAAAAAGATCTAAAGCTCAAAGAATTCTATCTTTTAAAGCTGGGAAAAAGATTCAAGATAAAAATAAAATTAATCCAAACCATATCGGCCCAAGAAAGGGTGCTCCCGGCGAAGGCCAAAATCTAAATAGAGATACGAAGATGGAAGTTTTTCAAACTTGCAGTTGGGCTTTTAATTGTTTTGGATATGAAAGATAGGAGAAGATATGCCTGAAGGGCCAGAATGTAAAAGGATTGGGGAGTCTCTCGCTCGAGAAGTCTCTAATAAGACCATCGTGGGTATCGATATTTTAGGAGGCAGATATACTAAGAAAGAGCCTTCCGGTTTATCAGATTTAATTTCTGAATTGCCAGTAGGCGTCGTTGGAGTGGGCGTGCATGGAAAATTTATTTATTGGATCTTGCTCAAAGAATACTCTCTTTGGAACACGTTGGGAATGAGTGGATTTTGGTCTGGTGAAAAACAAAAGCATTCTAGAATAAGATTTAGCTTTTTAGATGGCTCTCAAGTTTATTTTAACGACACTAGAAATTTTGGAACTGTTAAGTTAGTAAAGGGAAAATCTGAGCTAGTAAAAAAACTACAGTCTCTTGGACCAGACATGCTTTCAGAAGACGTAGAAGACTCAACTTTTATTTCAGCTTTAAGAAAAAAGAATAAGCACAACATTTGCAAAGTTATCATGGATCAAAGCGTAATAGCTGGTGTCGGAAATTATGTAAAAGCAGAATCTCTTTGGCTTGCTAAAATTAATCCAGCTAACGCAGTATCAGAGTTAAATGATGAAAAGCTTGTTTCGCTTAACACTTCTATAAAAAATGTTCTTAGAGCTTCTTACCAAAGCGGAGGAGCAACAATTAAATCATATCAAAATTTTAACGGTGAAATTGGAGATTACTCTTCGAAGTTTTTAGTATATAATCAGAAAACTGATCCTCACGGAAACAAAGTAATCAAATATCGAACTCCAGACGGAAGAACGACGCACTGGGTACCAGAAATTCAAATTTAGGAGAATAAAATGGCAGAAAATAATTATAAAATGACAGATCACGCAATCGCGCACGTTGCTAAGCTCGTTCAGGTTGCTATGCTTACTGGCACAGATATTGTCGACCACTTGAGATCTCTAGAGTTTTCTTTAGATGAGTCTGGAAATCTTGTACCGGCAGAAAAGTCTTTATCTTCTTTAGGCATGGAAATTGAATCTATGTTTACTGAAATTGAAAATTCGCAACCCCAAGAAGAAGAAAACAATTTTCAATTAGATTCTCGAAACGTCTCTATTTTTGAAGCTTAAAGCGAAAATGTGATACTTAGCATTAGCAAGTGTCATACAATGAAAGCATCAAACAAAAGAGAAAAAATAAAGCTTAGCCAAAAATATTCAGAAATGAATTTTTGGAAGAGCTCTCTTGAAGATATAAAAGATTTATTTCATGCTTATGATATAGAATTATCTGATTTTTTGCAACAACTAGAATTTGCGGTCGGGGAATCTGTTAAATCTCCAACAGAAGAAACTTCAATAATAAACCGAGAAGAAAAAGAAGATCCTCAAGCTAAGCTTGAAAACCCCCAATCTTGCAAAGAGTCTTTTGAAGAAAAAGAAAGAGAAGTTTACAATAATTCTGCTCCTTCGTGGATGAAAAAAGCTTTTAAAGCTATTGCGATAAAAACGCATCCAGACAAAGTTTTATTTAGAGACGACTTATCTGAATCGCAAAAAGAAGATTTAGTAAAAAAATATGCTGCAGCTGCTGATGCAATAGCGTCATCAAGCGGAATTGCTCTGTTGGAGATATCGAAATCTTTAGATATTGAATTAGATCTTTCGCCTAAAGAGCAGATTGATATGCTAGAAAACAAAATAAAAAAAATAAAATCTGAAATCCATGATCATAAAGCAATGGTTTCTTGGTCTTGGGGAGAATCTGAAGGAGATTTAAGCACTAGGACTAATTTAATAGTTTACGTTAGAAGCTATTTGAAAAAACCAGTTTTAAATGCTAGCACAATAAAAACTCTTATAGAGAAATACGAAAATGGAGAAACTCTTTTTGAAAAAAACAATAAAAGAGATAAAATATTAAAAAGAAAAGTAGGAACGCACCCACATCCAAGCATCGGGAAAATGAGAAAAAAATGAAAGAAGGATCTCTTATTGTTTTTGAGCAATCAGCCCACGGTCAAGCTTTAGCAGACTACAAACTAAAAAATGTAGAAAATCAAATGGAGCTTTTTACATACCATTCAGCTCTAATAGAGCCTGGTGATTATGGAGTAATATGTAAATTACAAAAATTTGACTCTTTTAACCATGTGCTTTTAGCTGATGTTTTGATTGGAGATACTTTAATTTTCGATGTAGATCTAAGCGTTACTGAAATTTCTATAGTAAATTAGAAACATTCTCTAGCTAAAGATACGCTGCCACCTTCACCAACTATAAAAGTTTTGATTTTGACGTGAGGAAAATAATCTTTGCAAAGGTCGGCAATAGCATTGACGTTTCCTGAGCTGTCATCATAGAAATAAACTTCTTCTGGGTTATACTGATCTATGTAAGATCTCATTATTTTAGCTTTTGCTCCTGGTCCACCGCCACTGTCTCCCGCGGTGTTGATGTCAGAGCTAGATATGCTTAGTCCTTGATCAGATAAAAATTGAGCTATGTCTTTTTGATTAGTTGGGGTTATATTTTTTCCAGCTAGCGATTGAAGGTTTGAAGTTCCAGACCTAGCAGTAATGATTACTAGCATAGATCCGGGCATACCTTGCGCGCTTTTCGCGATAGACAAAACATTGTCTATGGGAGAAACTGTATCTAAATCAATGCTTGCTGTTTTAGAAAAATCAAACTTGTCTTCTAGTTCGTTGGCTGTTAAGAAATTTAGGTCTTTTCTTGCTTTTTCTTCGTATTTAGCAAAATCTTCTGAAGAGAACCAAACAACTTCACTCGAAGTTTCTCGATCATCAACAGCTTCAAAGTCTAAATTGTTATCGATAATCCAGTCCATAAATTGCGGATCTGATTCGTTGTTAGAATTAATTCTTTGTACTCCGATTATACTGTTGGTGATAGCCAACGTATCATCAAAATCAAAAGCGAACAATTTTTTGATATTTTGAGGCATTTTTTAGTTTCCTTTTATAAAATATAAATATTAATGATAAAGTGAGATACTAATGAATTCTTTACGTCTGTTAATTAGAGAGATTCTAAGAGAGCAAGTTGTTGGCTATACGCCGCCGTCTAAAGATGACGATGACAATAGCGGTTATATAGAGTTTGGCGATTTGTCGGCACCTTCGAAAGAAAAAACTTCTGAAACAGAAGATCCAGAAGATCAAGAACAGCTAAGCGCGCAAGAGCAACAATTAACTCAGCAGCGCCAGCAAGACATAGACAAAAAAGACGCTAATGCTGTAAACTACGACGGAAGGGAACTACAAAGATTAAGAAATTCAACAGGATAAAGTGAAAAACCTCTCGTTATTTGATATAATGGATTATCAATAGAGGTTTTTAAGTGAAGGTTCCTAGTAAGTTTTTTGGTTTGCATTCCCATTCTGGTTTTTCTATTTTTGATGGTCTTGGATACCCCCAAGAGCATATTGACTTTTGCCGCGAAAATGGATTAGATGGTTGGTCTTTGACCGATCATGGTCATATGAACGGTTTTGCGCATGCTTATCTCCATACAGAAAAATTAAATAAAGCTGGAGGCAACTTTAAGCTTATTCCGGGTTGTGAAATGTATGTCCACCCAGATTTAGACGTGTGGAAGCTAGATTATGAAATAAACAAAATGGCTAAAAAAGGCGACAAAGAAGCTTTGGATATTCTAAAAAAGCAAAGAGAAGCAATTCAAACTCCGCTTTTAGCTTTTGTAGATGAACACGATGAAACTTTAGATGTCGGTTTAGAGGGTGCCTCTTTAACTGTTGAAAACGAGGAAGAAACGAAATCAGGAAAATTTTACGATCCAATCAAACGTCGACACCATTTAGTAGTTTTACCGAAAACGTCTGAAGGTCTACAAAGGTTGTTTCATTTGATTTCTAGAGGGTACACAGAAGGATTCTATAGGTTTCCAAGAGTGGACTATAAGATGCTTAAAGAGGCAGCCAAGGGAGGCCATCTAATGGTTTCGACAGCTTGTATTGGCGGCCCTTTAGCTTATGACGTATTTCAACCACTACAAGAAACTAACTTTGAAGATCTTATTCCTTCGCTTTTTGATGACGAATCTTTGAGAAATAAAATTCTTTCTAAGTTTGAATATTCTTATGACCAGCTCGCAGACGCTGTTGGCGAAGAAAACGTTATGCTAGAACTTCAATTCAACAAGCTTCCAGCTCAACACTTAGTGAATAGAGCAATATTAGAATTTGCAAGAACACGGTCTTTAACCGACCAACTTGTCGTTACTTGCGATTCTCATTATGCTTCTCCAGAGCACTGGAAAGAAAGAGAACTCTATAAAAAGTTGGGCTGGCTAAATTATAAAAGCTTTAATCCAGACAATCTTCCAAAATCTAAAGACGATCTTAAGTGTGAGCTTTATCCTAAAAATGCTCAACAGGTGTGGGAATCTTATCTTGAAACTTCTGCTGAGCATGATTTTTATAATAGCGATGAAATATTTGAAGCTATCGAAAGAACTCACGATGTAGCTCACGAAATGATTGGCGAGATACACCCAGACCGCAAAATGAAACTTCCGTCGTATGTCGTTCCAGAAGGGGTGACAGCAAATAAAGCTCTTTTAGAAGCTTCTAAAGAGGGGCTGGTCAAGCGAGGGCTAGCAAATAAGCCAGAATATGTGGAGCGGATGAAAACCGAGCTAAAAGTTATTTTTGATAAAAACTTTTCTGAGTATTTTCTTACAATGAAAGCAATTATTGATTTAGCTCGAGAAAAAATGTTAGCTGGCCCAGGTCGAGGCTCTGGTGCGGGATCTTTAGTAAACTATGCACTGTATATTACGGATATCGATCCTGTAGAATATGGGCTTTTGTTTGAGCGTTTTATGTCTCCAGAGCGTACTGAAATGCCAGATATCGATACAGATATTGCGGATAGAGATGAGCTCATCAAGATTCTTAGAAGTAATTTTGGAAATAAAAACGTAATTCCAATTTCAAATTACAATACTTTTAAAATCAAGAGTCTTCTTAAAGATGTATCTAGGTTTTACGGCATTGAGTTTTCTGAAGTAAACAAAACTTTAGCTTCATTAGAAAGAGAAGTAGCCCAAGGAAGAAAAGCTGACGGCGTAGATGCAGCTTTTGATATTAGTTTTGAAGAAGCTAAAAAGTATTCTACGAAAGTCAGAGATTATCTAGAAAAATACCCGCAAATTGCTGATCCTATAAACGTGTTATATAAGCAAAACAAGGCTCTCGGCCGACACGCTGGTGGAGTAATTGTATCTGAAAAGATCGAAGAAAGAATGCCGTTGATTGTTGCTAGGGGAGAAATGCAAACTCCTTGGGTAGAAGGCATGAACTATAAACATCTAGAAGAATTTGGGTGGATCAAATTTGATTTACTTGGATTGGAAACACTTAGAATTATTGAGAGGACTATTTCTCTTGTTTTAGAAAAGTCTGGAATAGAAAATCCTTCTTTCGAGCAAATTGTTGAATGGTACAATTCTCATATTGCTCCAAATGTGATAGATTTCAACGACCAAAAAGTTTATGAAAATGTTTATCACTCTGGAAGATGGGCTGGAATTTTTCAGTGTACTCAGCGAGGAGCTCAAGCGCTTTTCAAAAGAGCTAAGCCGGTAGGGTTAGTTGATTTGGCTACTTTGACTTCTATTTACCGACCTGGCCCGCTGTCTGCCAAAGTAGACAAACTTTATATTAAGGCTAAAAACAATCCAGAAAATGTTTTTTATGGTCATCCATTGATTGAACAAGTTCTTAATTCAACTTATGGAATGATTATTTTTCAAGAGCAAGTAATGGAGCTTTGCCACGTGGTTGCTGGATTCCCTAAAGCTGAATGTAACAAACTTAGAAAAATGATGAAGCCAGTTGGTTCTGGTAATGAAAACATAAAGAAAGCTGCCGCCCTTAAGAATAAGTTTGTAGAAGGCGCATCAAAAAATGGTGTAGAGAAAAATATTGCTAGTGAGCTTTATGATAGGATTCTGTATTTCTCTGGGTACGGATTTAATAAGTCTCACGCGGTTTCTTATGCTGTGAACTCATATCATTGTGCATGGTTCATGACCTATTTTGAACAAGAGTGGATTCAAGCTTACTTAGAAGCATGTTCAGGAAATCCTAAAAAGCTTTCAAAGGCTTTAAGCGAAGTAAAGGCGCTTGGCTATAAAATAATCCCAATTGACATTAATAAAGCTGGTAAAGCTTGGACTTGCATAGACGATAATTCTTTGATGCCCTCATTTTTGTCTTGCAAAGGTGTGGGCGCAGCAGCGGTTGAAGAAATTTTGGAAAAACGCCCTTACAAATCGCTTGAAGATATGTTTTGGAGTGAAGATGGAACTTGGAAGCATGCTAAATTCAACAAGAGAGCTATAGAGTCCTTGATAAAAATTAGAGCTTTTGACTCCCTAGAGTGCGTCGGCCCAGACAAAGATTTTAAGAGTTATGCGCATATGCACTCTGTTGTTATAGAAAACTTTAACGAGCTTAGAAAACGCACTAAGAAAGATCCTTATCGTGGAAAAAATAATTTCTTTAAAATTCTTGTAGAGAGCTCTGAAATTTCTGAGTGGTCTTTCGACGCAATGATGAATTTTGAACAAGAGCTTTTGGGAACCATTAATGTAGAAGCTCTTTTACCAGAAAAATTTGTAAAAAGAATGAATGACAAAAATATTCTTTCTTTAGATGAACATTGTGGTAGAGAGTTTTACTGGTTTGTTTTAACAAAAGCAATCCCCAAACTCACAAAAAACAAGAAGCCGTACTTACTCTTGAACGGCATAGCTTCAACAGGAAAATCTCATAGAATGTTTTGCTGGGGAGTGCCCAAAGATGCTGATTTAGATCCTTTTACTTTTTGCATCGCAGAAGTAGATAAAAATGATTTCGGAATGTCTACGAAGTGGAACAGGATCAAAAAATTTAGCTTTAATGATCTTTCTTAATTGTAAAAATCACAAACTCGGAGTAGAATAATCTTATGGTTGAAAACTATATAAATTTAAATCAAGCGTTTGTTGAAGAATTAGTAGACCTCAAATTTAACGGTGAAGAAGTTAAGTCGAGAGGATTCACGCAAAAAGAAAAATTGTTTTGCTCTTTCATTATAAAAGATCCAACAGATCTAAAGATCAAAGTGCCCGCCCGCAAGTTTAATGAAGATTACGCTGTTTTAGAGTGGCTTTGGTATCTTACTTCCAATTGCGAAGTAAGCAATATTGGGAAGTTTGCTGATATATGGAATAAAATAGCTGATGAAGATAATTTAGTTGAATCAAATTATGGAAGTTATATAAAGCCTGCTTGGTATGATTTAGTAAACGAGCTTCTTAACGATAGAGATACAAGAAGAGCTACTTGCGTAATTAACCAACCTCACCATCGATGGAAAAATCCTAACGACTACCCCTGCACTCATTATATTCATTTTTTTATTAGAGGAGATGCTCTTCACTTGGGAGTTTACATGAGATCTAACGATGCAGTTTTTGGTTTTTGCAATGACGTTTTTACTTTTGCGTTGTTTCAACAGCTTATGTTAAACGAACTAAATTCTCGTGGTGCTAATTTAAAGCTAGGCAATTATTACCATTCAGCTGGAAGCTTTCATGTTTATGATCGACATTACGAAATGCTAGAAAAAATCTCAAAAAACTACTTTAAGAAAGCTAGAAAAGAAGGGTATCCCACATTTGAAAAAATGACTTTAAATCCAGATTTAACTTGGCCAAAAATGGAAAAATTTATATCTTTTTTTGAAGAAAACCTAGACAAAGACGAAATATCGAGTAAGATTAAAGAGATTAGGGAGATTATCTTTCAATGAATATTCTTGACGAAGCTAACAAAATTATTAACGAAAGATCTGAAGAAAAAGAAAGACAATATGGCCCGATGGGCGAAGGCTTAGAGCGCGCTGCAATGATTGCTTCTGGGATGACTGGAAAAGATTTTACTGCCGACGATATTTTTGCTGCTTTAGTAGCTCTTAAGTTTTCGAGGCACTCATACAATTATAAAGAAGATAATTTTTTAGATGCCGCAGCTTATCTGGGCGCGTGGAATAACTACATTCAAAAGGGTTTGAAAAATGAAAATAAGTAAAGTAAGAAGTGTTAAAACTCCAACTCGAGGAACTCCTGAATCTGCAGGCATAGATTTTTATGTTCCGCAAGGAATGGTTGTTAGCTTACCTCCGGGTTATTCTTGTTTGATGCCAAGCGGAATAAAGGCTAATGTTCCAGCAGGC